TTGTTAGTTTCGACCTTAACAGTCTGTACCCTCACCTCATCATGCAGTACAACATTAGCCCAGAAACCTTGGTCGAAAGAAGACACCCATCCGCATCTGTGGAAGGATTGCTCTCTGGAGAAGTACAAGTCTCTGGAGATTTTGCAGTGTGTGCCAATGGAGCACAGTATAGAAGGGACATCCACGGTTTTCTCCCCGAAATAATGCAACGGATCTACGATGAACGTACGATCTATAAGAAGAAAATGATACAAGCGAAGAAGGACTATGAAAGTTCTCCTTCAGATAAACTTAGGAAAGATATTTCTAAATTTAATAACATCCAGATGGCAAGGAAGATCCAACTCAACTCTGCCTATGGTGCTATTGGTAATCAATACTTCAGATACTATAACCTTGCTAACGCAGAGGCAATCACTCTGTCAGGTCAAGTAAGTATTCGTTGGATTGAGAACAAGATGAATGCTTACCTCAATAAACTATTAAAAACTGAAGATTATGATTACGTTATTGCTAGTGATACCGATAGTATTTACTTGCACCTTGGTCCTTTGGTGGAGAAGGTATTCCAGAACAGAGAGAAGAGCGATCAAAGCACACTTAGGTTCCTTACGAAGGTGTGTGACGTGGAATTTGAGAAGTATATTCAGAATTCTTACGAAGAGTTGGCCACCTATGTAAATGCATATGATCAGAAGATGTTCATGAAGAGGGAGAACATTGCCAACAAAGGTATATGGACTGCCAAGAAACGATACATCTTAAATGTATGGAATAGTGAGGGTGTTCAGTATGCTGAACCCAAACTAAAGATGATGGGTATCGAAGCAGTTAAGTCTTCTACACCTATGCCATGCAGAGGTGCTATTAAAAAAGCACTTGAGTTGGTCATGACCAGTGATGAATCTGATGTGCAGAAATTTATCTCACAGTTCAGAAAGAAGTTTGAGTCTATGCCACTAGAGGAGATCTCATTCCCTCGTAGTTGCAACAACTTAGAAAAGTTCACATCAACCAAGGACATATATGGTAAGGGATGTCCTATCCATGTTCGTGGATCTCTACTTTATAATCATTATGTAAAGAAACATAAGATCCAAAACAAATTTCCATTCATCCAAGAGGGTGAGAAGATCAAGTATCTATACCTTAGGAAACCCAACCGCATAGGGGAGAATGTTATTTCATTCTTCCAAACATTGCCTAAGGAATTCGAGCTTGACGGATCAGTGGATTATGAAGTACAATTTGACAAGAGTTTCTTGTCACCTGTCAAGGTTATTCTTGACGCAATAGGTTGGGCACCAGAAAAACAAGTTACATTGGAGCATATTTTCGGATGACAAGTTCATTTTTCGCTGACATTGCAGGGGAGATTAATAATGAATACGCTAGTATCGTTAGTGATGGTGTTGCTTCTGGCGACACAAGTAATTTTATTGACACGGGCAGCTACCTCTTTAACGCTCTTGTCTCAGGAAGCATCAAAGGTGGAGTTCCAGGGAACAAGATCACAGCTCTTGCAGGTGAGTCGAGTACAGGCAAAACTTATTTCTGTCTCGGCATTGTACAGTCTTTCCTCAATGCTCAATCTGATGGCGGGGTTATTTATTTTGAGTCTGAGTCTGCGATAAGTAAAAACATGATTGAGAGTCGTGGTATTGATTCCAATCGTATGATGATTGTTCCTGTTGTCACAGTACAGGAGTTTCGTCAGCAAGCAATTAAGATTATTGATAAGTATCTGGCACAGAAAGAAGAGGATCGTAAACCTCTGATGTTTGTGTTGGATAGTCTTGGTATGTTATCTACAAGTAAGGAGGTAGAAGATACTGAGGCAGGTAAAGATACTCGTGACATGACTAGAGCACAGGTTGTTAAGTCTATCTTCAGAGTTCTTACTCTCAAATTAGGTAAAGCAAACGTACCTATGATTGTTACTAACCATACCTATGATGTAGTGGGTGCTTATGTACCTATGAAAGAAATGGGTGGTGGTAGTGGTCTTAAGTATGCTGCTTCTACTATCATCTATCTCAGCAAATCTAAAGAGAAAGATGGTAAGGATGTTATCGGTAACATTATTAAATGTGAGACTAAGAAGTCTAGGTTCACTAAAGAAAATGCTAAGATCGAATCAAGATTATTCTATGATGAGAGAGGACTTGACAAGTACTATGGTCTTCTAGAATTAGGAGAGAAACATGGAGTGTTTACAAGAATAGGAAACAGATATAAGATGGGAGAGTCAAACCTTTATCCAAAACAAATCTTGAGTAACCCAGAGAAATATTTTACACCCGAAGTTTTAGACGCACTAGATGAAGTTGCTGCTAAGGAGTTCGGTTATGGAAGTTAAGGATTATATTAAACATTATAAGAAGGCATTAGACCCTAGTCTTTGTCGTAACATCATTGATCTAGGGAAGAAAGAATCTCTAGAAAGATGGGAGCAGAAGGGTAGACCTCAATGGAATATGTTTAACATTACCCATGAGATCGAGAAAGAAGATGCTAAGGAAGAATGGATCAAGGTTCATCAACAATTGATCATGGCGATCAAGGGATGTGCTGAAGCATACATGACACAGACTAAGTGTAAAGAGTACTGGCCAATAGAGAATTCATTTGAGCAGATCAAACTCAAGCACTATGATAAAGAAAGAAACGATAGGTTCGATGTGCATGTAGATGTGGGCAACCACGATAGTGCTAGAAGATTTCTTTCTATATTTTTCTACCTTAATGACGTTGACAAAGGAGGAGAAACATGCTTTCATAATATTGATTACAACGTCAAACCAAAAGAGGGTTCAGTATTAATCTTCCCTCCAACATGGATGTTCCCACACTCAGGGAAAGCACCACTGTCAAATGACAAGTGGATCGTCAGCACTTATTTACATTATCTCTAATGCAAAAGATCGAAGAGATTGCACTCAGTAAACTCATCCTTGATGAGAATTATTGTCGGCAGGTCATGCCTTTTCTTAAGGATGATTATTTTGACACCATTAATAACAAAGTGTTGTTCACTGCTGTACAGGAATATGTACAGGAGTTTTCTGCATTGCCAGAACCACAAGCACTTAAGATCGAAGTAGAAAAGAGGAGGGATCTTAGTGAAGATATCGTTCGTGAAATTGAGGATTTCCTAGATAATAAGATTGATAAAGATCAGTATAATAAGGATTGGTTATTAGATACAACAGAAAAGTGGTGTAAGGAACGTGCGATCTACCTTGCTCTCATGGATAGTATTAAGATTGCTGACGGTCAGGATAAGACTCGTGGCAAGGATGCTATTCCACATATCATGTCGGAAGCATTAGGTACAAGTTTTGACGACACAGTTGGACACGATTATATTAGAGACGCAGACGAACGATACGATTTCTACCACACCATTGAGGAAAAGATTCCGTTCGATCTGGAACTCCTCAACAAGATTACAAAGGGTGGACTTCCTAATAAAACTCTCAACATTGCTCTTGCAGGTACTGGTGTGGGTAAGTCTTTGTTTATGTGCCATTGTGCTAGTGCTAGTTTACTCCAAGGTAAGAACGTTCTCTATATTACTTTGGAGATGGCTGAAGAGAAGATTGCAGAGAGGATAGATGCTAACTTACTTAATGTACCTATCCAACAACTCCAAGATCCTTTGTTCAGTAAGGCACAATTTAGGAGTAAGATAGACAAGCTAAATAAAAAGACACAAGGCAGACTTATTATTAAGGAGTACCCAACTGCTAGTGCTCATGTCGGTCACTTTAAGTCACTGATCAATGAGTTATCTATGAAGAAAGGTTTTAGTCCTGATATTATATTCATTGACTATCTTAATATATGTTCGTCATCTCGTTATAAAAATACAATTGTTAATTCTTACACGTTCGTTAAAGCAATTGCTGAGGAACTTAGGGGTCTTGCGGTGGAAGCGAATGTCCCAATCGTCTCAGCTACTCAGACTACTCGTTCTGGATATGGTAGTTCTGACGTGGATCTTACTGACACCAGTGAATCCTTTGGTCTCCCTGCTACTGCTGACCTCATGTTTGCTCTTATTAGTACAGAGGAGCTCGAGGGAGTAAATCAAATAATGGTTAAGCAATTAAAGAACCGTTATAATGACCCAACTGTACACAAAAGATTTGTCATAGGTATTGACAGATCGAAGATGAAGCTGTATGATTGTGAACAGCAACAACTTACTGACTCAGGTACTGAAGAAGAAGTTATAGAAATCGCAAAACAAACAACCAAATTCGATTCATTTAAGATATGAAGCACGATCATGATCATGACCACGAGAATGAAGTACCTGGTCCTGTACCCTTTGACTCTGCAGCAACTGACAATGCTCAGAAAGTAGCAGAGGAAATGAATAGTTCTGCACAAGATGCCAAAGATGATATGGCAGAAGGTGCTAAGAAGATTGCAGACGAAACTCCTAAGACTCCAGAAGAGTTTATCAAACAGAAAGGGTTTACTGCATGGCAAGCAGCAGAGAAAGTCAGAGAGAATGAGAAGAAGAAAAAGGACAAGAAGAAATTCCAGATCGATTTAGATAGATACATGGACTTTCAGGACAAGACCTGTTCTGATCCTAGTAAAGATACAGTACAGTACATTGATAGGTTGAGACAACTATCTGAACAGGGATGTGACATTGCTCGTCTAGATACTGCATCACAAGGACTAACTGCAGAAGCAGGTGAGTTCTGTGAGATTGTTAAGAAGATGAAGTACCAAGGGAAACCTTGGAATGATGCTAACAAAGAGCATCTTATTAAAGAATTGGGTGATGTATTATGGTATGCTGCATGTGCTGCAAAGGCACTTGACATTCGTTTGGATGAAGTGTTCTATACTAACTCACTCAAACTTGCTGCTAGATATCCTGGTGGTGAGTTCTCAATCGAGGAATCAGAAAACCGTAAGGAGGGAGACATTTGATTTTATTTTTATCAATCCTAACCATCATACTTATCCTTGTAATCTATACAATGTATAAGTACTGGGTATGAGGGGTGAAGCGTGGAAGATCTGGAAGTACGCACTCGGATCTTTCCAAGATGAAACAACAAAGAAGTATGATGATATTATCTGTATCATCAGAACGTTTATCTTTGTACAGTTAGTAATAACTAACTGCTTTATTATTGCAGGTAACATTAGACATTGGAACGACAATCATGGCACTGAGTCAACAAGTAGAAGATTCATTAAGAGAGGCACAGGACAACCTTCGGAATGCGTTGTCCTTTTCATCGAGGACGGAACCCCCGTATGTGAATAAGCATATCGCTGACATTCTCGCACAGATCGAGAACCTAGTACAGGTATCCGAACTTGTAAACCACATCGATGAGGTAAGGAATGAACTTAAGGATAAGTAACGAAGAGTTTGATACTATTATTATGAATCTTTGGATGCACCGTAAGAGTGATAAGAAAACCAAAGAACTATATGATAGACTCAAGACTGAGCAGAAGGATCCGATCACCTCAACTCCTTTCATACCTGATCAGTTTCGTATTATCAATAAATAGAGGGGTAAACCCTCTTTTTTTCATGGCAAAGAACACACACCTAGAACATTTGGAAGACGACCTTATCAACAATGGGTATGCAGGTGGTCAGAATGCTATAAAATTTTTAGAATCTCTTCGTGACATGCTAGGTACACAGGTTACTGGTACTAGGATCACAACCAAATGGGATGGTGCACCTGCTATTGTATGTGGTACTCATCCAGAGACAGGGGAGTTCTTTGTGGGAACTAAGTCTGCATTTAATAAGGTACCTAAGGTAGCATCGACAGATGCTGAGGTTGACGAGCACTATCCTGGTGCTATCAATGGTATCCTAAAGACATGTTTGGAGCACCTTAAGAAACTACCTATCGATGGTGTACTACAAGGTGATCTACTGTACACATCCACACCACGTCTAGACAAGATGGGTGGTACTACTGGATATAAATTTAGACCTAATACTATTACATACTTTGCACAACAAGGTAGTGAACTAGGTAATAAGGTTGCTAAATCTAAGTTAGGTATTGTATTCCACACAACATATTTTGGAGCAACTATGCCAGAGATGGTAGCATCCTTTGGTGCAAATGTATCAGGATTGCAAGGTGTATCTGATGTAGCAGTATTATCTTCAGACTTCCAGACTACAGGTAAGGAGGTTACTCTAAGTGCTATGGAGAAGGCAACAGTTAATCAGAATATAAATGCTGCTAAGACTGGCATGAGGAAAGGTAGGAACTTTCTTGACCTCTTAGGTGGTAAGAAACCATTCGAATACACTGCCTTGTTTAAGATGTACTTTAACCAAATTGTTCGTGGTGGAAACATTCCATCAAGTTCTAGTACTATGCTTAAGGGGTTTGTTGCCTTCGTGTCACAACGTTTCGACATGGAAATTGCTAAGAAAAAGACTGAGAAATCTAAGGTACAGTGGCAGAATAAGAAAGAGGAGGCTATAAAATACCTAAATAATAACAAAACTACTATACATAGTGCTATGAATGCGTTTACTGCACTGATGACTGCCAAAAACATCATCGTCAGTAGACTACAAAAGGTACAAGGTATAGGTACTTTTATAGAAGATGAAGATGGTTACCGTGTCACAAGTCCTGAGGGATTTGTTGCTATCAAAAACGGTACCGCTATGAAACTGGTCGATAGACTAGAGTTCAGTCGTGCTAACTTCACCGTTGCAAAAAATTGGGGATAGATGATAACATTTCACGTCTTTATAACTGAAGCATACGATGCCACCAAGAAGACCAATCCGAAAGCCAAACCTGCGGGTAATGGTAAAGCGGAAAGGATGGCAGCAGACAAACATGTCGCTATAACCTTCGGTAGATTTAATCCACCACATGCAGGGCATGGTAAGATGCTTGATGCTGTGCAGAAAGCAGGTGGTGACTCTGGTAACTACAGGATCTATCCTAGTAGGACACAGGATCATAAGAAGAACCCTTTAACTGCTGATCAAAAGGTTGATCACATGCGTAGGATGTTTAAGAATCATAAGGATAAGATCCAGAATTCTGAACAGCATAGAAATATCTTTGATATCCTTCGTGACCTCAATGATGAAGGACATGAACACGTTACTATGGTAGTTGGTGATGACCGTGTAAAAGAGTTTCAGAAGTTAACTGACAAGTACAACGGTAAGCATTATAACTTTAAAAGTATTAATATAAAGTCTGGAGGAGCAAGAAACAAAGACTCCGAAGACCCTGTAGAAAGACTTTCAGCATCAGATCAGAGGAAACATGCGTCAGGTGATGACCATGATAGTTTCCATCTAGGTATGCCTAAAGGTTTTAGTAAAGCACACTCTCTAAAACTGATGGCAGATGTTAAAGCAGGTATGACACCACCTGAGAAACTTAAGAAGGCAAAGGCAAAGCAAGAGAAAGCAAAGACTGAATCTTGGTTGTTCGCACCTAAACTTAACCAACAAGAATTAAGAGAACGCTACATCGAAGAAGAGATCTTTGAGGTAGGTACATTAGTAGAGTATGATGACACTGGTATTCGTGGTACTATTGTTCATCGTGGTAGTAACTATGTCATCCTTAAGGATGAACATGGTGATGAATTCCGCACATGGTTGCATCATGTAACAGAAGTTACAGATGCTAGTAAGAACAGG